CCTATATCGAGAGCGTTAACTCTCAAATTTTTAGATATTTGTCGTTGGGAATGACTTATTTAAAAGTCAAGTAAAAAGACCTGCACGAAACAGGTTATTTTTGGTGTAGTTTTGTAAGGGTGTTTAGGTCGGCACTCTTAGCTCAGTTTTGGGCTATTGATTGCCTAACTCTTCTTCTTCGGGGATTACAGGGGGTATGACAGGCTCGATTTCAGCTACTTCAGCATCGGCCTCGATCTCCTCGTCAGTGCGTTCATCTTCTAATAGGTTGCCTCGACGCAATAGGTGGCGTACATCAGACTTACCAATAACACCTCGATCTTGTAGCACCATTGCTTGTGCTAACATTTGCGGATCAATCGTTGCATCGTAGAATTCTTTGTTGATTTCAAGGGTTACATCACCCTCGCCACCCATAAACTCGCCTAACCACATCAAAGACTTTCTAAATCCCTCTTCAATGTTGATAATTAACGAGCCTAGCTTTGAGTTTTGCCCTGCAAATCGAATCTTTGCGGCCTCTGCTGTTTCTGCACCGCTTGAATCTGCAATGATGCGAGTACCAATCTTGACCATCTGAGACTCTTTAAGCTCCATGCCTCGCTCTGGCATCTGGTTAGGGGCTGATTGCAATAGGCTTGCGTTAGCGTCAAGGGGTAGTAATAGCCCTGCTCTTGATCCAAGCTCGATACCGTTAGCAAAATTATCATCAACCCAAGATTGTGTTAGTCCTGCAATCACTGGTGTAGGTTGTCCGACAATAAAGCTCGATTCCTCATAATCAGCAGAGTTTCGATAGTGGGCAATATTGACTTCAGCTATGTCATATAGGGGGGCTTTGTCAGATGTTTCATCGTTATTAGTCGATCCAATAAACTCAAAGGGTATAACGTCCCATGTCGAGCCGTTTGATTTACGCGGTAAAATATCGCTCACAATTAATTCGTTGTTCTCGTCATACAATAACTGAGTGTAGACACCTTCAAGCAACATCAAAACGCGGTGATACATGCAGTGTTCAACGTCATACGGATCAGATTCTAAGGGCTTTATGCGTGGCTCTTGTAATACAACCATTGTTAATTGCTTAACACCATCGACAACCTCACAACGCCAATTAATAATCGACTCAGCAGGATAGGCTAGAATCGAGGCTTGTAGCCCCTTATTGCTAACTTCTGCTTGGGTCAATCCCTCGTCGGTCTGCGGATAATCTACTAGCAACCCATAACGACCAGTAAGTAAGGTATCAGAGGCCGCATCTTTAATCATCTGGTCTAGGTGTAAACCGTTACCGTTGGCATTCTCTAACAGGTAATCAAGGCTAGTCGGGAGGTCAATCTCTGTAGGCTTGCGGAATACCATGCCCAACATGCCCTCTTTGGTATGACTGACAAAGTTTACAAAGTTGGCGCGGTTGCGGTATGCCTCATATCTGATTTGGTTTTCGGTGCTACCATCGGTTGCATTAGGTGCAGGAAGATATGCCGTTCCCTCTACTAGTCCTATGCCACCAGCATATACAGTTCTACGGCCACGCCTTGACTTGATAGCCGTTGCGCCCTCGTCACAATCGCGCACTAACTCCCAGACCGGAAGATGCTTTGCATAATCTGTATTCTGCGTATCTACTGGCATAGTTAACTCACAAATTTAATTGAGACATTGGCAGCAGGTTTAACCACTGGCATCTCGTAGGCTATAGGATAGGTTCCCGCATCAGGGAGGTGATCCAAGTTTGATTTCTTATCAGGTGATCCGTTAGCGTCATAAGCTAACTGCTCTAAACATCGGGAGTATTCAGGGCAAAGCAATTCATTGACCTTAACTAGACCCTTATCGAATGCCACGTTAGCGGCTATTACTCTGTCTTTTACTAGTGGATTCGATCTATTGGCGTACACCGCGAACCCTGCTGATTGCAGGAGGCTTATGTCAGATATAGAGGCATCGACTGTTTTGCGACTGCCACCACTAGCATCGGGGTATATTCTGATCTGGTGTTCGGGGTACTTCTGTTTAATGGTGGCGATCAATTCAGGTGTGTCATATATGCCTGTTAGCTCATCGACTGCATGCCATACACCACCGCGCGTAACATAGGTAACGCCCGATCCATTTGTCACGTTGAAATCAACACCGATCCGTAGTAACTCTTTGGGTTGTATTGTCTCGCGACTAGCACAACGTTTTCGCTCGTATGATCGGTATACAGTGCCAGAGAATAGGTTAACAAATTGACCGTTTAAATAGGCAGCCCTTAGTTCGGGGTTGTATGTGTCAGCTAGTGATTCAATGTAATCAGGTGGCAGGTTTAGCTCGTTATCGTATGTACTAGCCTGTACTAATCCATAGCGTTCGGTTGCGTTCATCACAAACCGATTGTAGATAAACTTGTAACCTTCTGGCGTACTGGTAACGCTAACTCTATTAGTTGCGTTCTCATATCGCATACGGCCTAAAATCTTATTCCAAGCGCGTTCCGCTTTCATTGCATCCATTATGTCTATTTCATCGACTAAGGCCGAACCCACCTTAAAGCCAACGATTGATTCGGGTATCTGCATAGATCGACAGATAGTTGTGCCTCGATACTTGCGGCCCTCGTAAAAATGCACTTCTTTGTTACCCTCGCGCACTACAACGCGCAAGCCCATCAGCTCCGATACTTGCATAATCGTTGGATAATAGATGTCTCTAATTTGAGGTATTGTGGGCGCTGCATAAAGTTGGTTGATACCTGGGTAACGCCAATAATCTAAGCATTGCTGAATACATCCGACAAACGTTTTACCACCACCAAAACCACTGACAAACGCTTTATATTTAATTCTGTCAGGCATTGCCAGAAACTTACCTTGTGGCTTGTTAACGCTAATCTGCATTAATCAGCCTTTCTAGCATCAACAATTTCTATCTGTATGCTTTGCGGTGTGGCCTGTTCATCGTTTGCGGCCTGATCTTGTTCACGCCATCCAAAGCGATTACCCATATAAAGGCGAACTAGCTGCGGTTGCGAGTCTCTCGAATACATCATCTTCTGAAATTCTGTTTCCCAATATGCCTCGCTATAGTCTTTCGCGCGCGTAACAGTGTGTAAAAAGTCCTTATGTTCATCCATCCAGTTATAAATCGTTTTCCTGCACACGTTTAAATGCCGCGCAACCTGGCAAATGCTTTTCCCTTGATCCATAAGAGTTAATACAACCTCTCCTAATTCGGGAGAATATTTTGTGGGCGCTCCCATTTTTTTACCCATGATTAAAAGCCTATACGTTATGTTGATTTAGTTGTTGCAAATAGTGTCTAAAGGTATGATTATCTTACTTAGTTGTGATAAAATATAGCTTCAACTAAGGGGAACTATTATGAGTGATTTAAGAGACCATCCTATTCAATGTCCAGATGATGACAATGATTTGAGCTGCTATGAATGGCATTTATTGGACAATGACCCAATGAATGAGCCATCCGATGACGCTTTGCTCTGTGATGTCATTAGGCATTCACGCTTTGTTAGTGACAATTTACCGCCAGTAACATCTATAGAGATAAAGCAAGCGCAACAAGATCAGCTTGATAGATGGCAACAAATGTACGGTGCCAAATAATGGAAGGCTTCGAGGCTTTATCAATTGCAATGCTTTTTGCATTCATCGGATCAGCGGCAATCAATTCGCTGATCTATCTTTTCCAAAAATATATAAGGGGCTACAAATGAACTGGGAAACTTTACGAAATAGAACCGAATCAACACCATTCAAATCTGTAGTGTTTGGCAACTATGGGCGCGTTGATCTTTATTGGTCGGCTCGTTCTGGCACTTATGGACATCAAGTATATGCGGCTGTTTGCTTTACAGGCTCAGAAAGGGAAACCGTATTTATAAAATCTGGCGGTTGTGGCTATTGCAAAGAAGATCACGTTATGGCCCAAGCTATAAAAATTATAGGCGCGGCTCCTATTAAAACAGACCTAAATAATCCCGACTTCTGGCGATATAGATTAGGCGGCAATTTTCACAAAGTACCACAATCAAAAATGAGGGCTATCAAATGACTATTGAAGCTTTACCGATTACGGTAATTAATAACTTTATGCGCGGTGATTCATGCGCGATTGGTCAATTCAGAACGGATGGCGAATATTTGTACCTAAATAATGACGCTATCGCGTACCGCGATCAGTTCGGGGAGTGTTTCCGAATAGATCAACCCACCGCCACACCACCACCTAAAGAGCCGATTTTTGATCGTGTTGTTGCGCTTTTTACTTGGCCGTTTATTGCTTCATGGCTTGGCATAACTATTATTTATCTAATCATCGTCAATATTTTTTAAGGGGAAATAAAATGACTAATATTAAAACGTTTAAAAGTGACTGTTGGACGGTCATTGACAGAAGTGACATTAATTTAAAAGGGCTTCATTACGAGATAGTCACAGAAACATTTAGTAATGGATCACAAAGCCTTCTCTATATTAGAGAGACTAAATCAACTATGAAAAAATTGTTATCAGATTATCTTTTTGAGTGGGCCTATGAATGCTCAGATAACGGTGAATATATTATTTTTAGTGAGGAAGATTTTGAAGGTTACAGCGAATTTAACCCATTTCTTACTGATGGGGGGGAGCTGTTATGAATACTAACGACGAACAAAACAAAGTGATCGACTATTCTGAAAGCTACGGTTTTTCAGGCCAAGATACAGGCGGCAATTGTACCGCCTTACAACTACACGTTACCGATGAAATTTACTTCATGATTACGGACGACGCGGAAATACCGGAATACATTTGGCATCATGCGACGTTCGGGATTTACATTGGCGATCGTCAAATATTCGATTGTATTTTAGAGGTTAAATTTGGACTTTATATAGGTAAAAAAATCCACAATGTTCTTACTAGTAATTTATTTAGTAAAAAGCTGAATTTTGATATTGCTGAAGTTGCTAGTTGGCTACTAAAAAATAATACCGAGAGAAGTGATGCTTGGGATGAACTTACAAAAGCTTATCAGGAACATATCCTTTCACACCTTGCACTTTCTTTAAATACTTCTGAAGAACTCAACGTCGCACAGGTCGCACTAGATCATTACGTCGAATTTCTTGAAGACTTCTACATAGATGGAACCACAGTGCTTGAATATCCAAAAGCCGAACAAAAACAACGGATCGACGTTGCAAAAAGTCTCGTTAAACGATTAAAGGAGGTTGCAAAATGAAACGCGAATTACTTCACAAACTAGCCACTGAGCATCCCAACTGCTTCCATAATCATATTTCACAAAAAGAAATTATGTCGGACGCCGACGGATTAGCGTTACTAGACGCCGATTTTCAAGATGTGTCTTATGGCAATGACATGGCACCATCGTTTTATCATGTGCGCGATTGGGGCAACTCAGATGTGCCTTGTGTCTTTGGTAGTCAAGAGCGCGACGATGACGAAAATTTTATAAGCGGAAAAATAATTTGGTGGATTCACGATATCCACAATCCTATTGACGACGATTACGAAACAGCGCAAGAAGCTATCGACGCATTCTTTAAACTATTTCCATTGAGTTGATAATTCAAGCCCATTCCATCGAGTGGGCTTTTTAGTATCAACTAACCAAGGGGAAACACAATGAAACCATTAGTGACCGAAAACGGAACCATTACCACAGATGAACCATTATTTATGTGCGTTTGGAATGGCGATGATTACCAAATCCACACGCGAACAACACTTTACAGAAATTTCCACGAAACTAATCTTTTCGACAATGATGAAGACGGTTGGCGTTTTGAAGGTTTTTACCAAAACAACGTAAATTTCAATATTCTACTTAAACGGTTGGAATGTAGCGACGACGGCCAAATCTACCACAACGACAACATGTCGATCAGACGAATCAAATAGGGGAAAAAAATGGATATTAATGACACAATGGCCGTTAAAATCGCTGATTTTTATCTCGATTACTTTAATAATTATTTAAGTGTTGAGCTAATAGCAGAACATCATTATTTACCGCCCCACATAGCACAAGTGCTGATCGATTACGGTAGAGAAATACACGAAAACAAAGTTAAAAACAGAAGATAAAATAATAAACTAACGCACCAACGCCCGATCAGTCGGGCTTTTTGCGTATAAATCAATTAATATCCGCCAATAAGGGGCAAATTATGAAAATGACCAAATGCAACAAGGCTGCAACATGCGACCAATGCAAAGAAGACATAAACAAAGGCGATTTATACCGCAAAAAGTCTAAACGTATCGGATCATCTAAGGCCGACACAATGGAAATGCGCGAGGGCATACCAACTTTTATAGGCCACGGAATAACCATACAGATTAAACTATGTCAAAAATGCGCAGAGGCAAACCAACTTACTAAGGAGTAATAATGACGGATCAATATATGAAACAGGCGCGAACCAAGTTAGATTTGACTCAACAACAATTTGCTTTAGTGCTTGGCTGCACAAAACAAACGATTCACGTTATCGAATCAGGGAAGCAAGAATGCAAGCTTACGATGTTGCTAGCGATTGAATGCCTATTGAGGCGCGCGGACAAATGGCCCATAAATTAGCCTTTTTTGGCCGATTTTTGCCGTTTTTCGCGTCCACCTCGATCTAGTGGCAAATTTGGGCTTTTTTGCCCTTTTTTCGTACCCACCTCGATCTATTAAAGCACCTCGATCTAGTGGCAATTTCGTGTGCCAGGTCGA